ATCATTGGGTTTCAGTGCTGCCGGTTTTACTGCATCAGCAGCTTCAGCATGGGCTACAGGTGGTTGGGCTACTGTTGCGGCTATTGCTGGGAATATAGGCATTGGATTAGTTTTAACCGGTACTGCACAATTACTAACACCTGTCCCCAAGATTCCGCAAGGGCCAGACACTGTTGACGATCCACGCAAGACCGCTAACTTTTCCGGCATCCAACAGACATCCCGGCAAGGTGTGCCCGTACCTGCCGTCTATGGCCTCACGCTGGTCGGTAGCGTGGTCATCTCCGCTGGCACCGACACAGTGCAGGTGAAGGCATGACGATTATCGGTGCGGGTGGCGGCGGTGGTGGCGGCAAAGGTGGCAAGGGTGGCAGCAGCCGCACACCAAGCACCGCACCAGACAGCCTTGATTCAAGGCAATACGCCAACGTTATTGACCTGATCTCCGAAGGCGAAATTGAAGGCTTAGCCGATGGTTTTAAATCAATTTACCTAAACAACACTGTCCTGCAAAATCCAGACGGTAGTTATAACTTTCAAGACGTTGAGATCTACACCCGTAACGGAACACAGAATCAGACTTATATTCCGCTAAGCGGTGGCGTTGAAGACGAGAAACCCGTCGGCCTTACGGTTATCAAGGTTGTTCCACAAGTCCGCACTATTACTGATGTTGACGTTGATTCTGTGCGCGTCACTATTGCAATCCCATCGCTTCAACAAATTAACAGCACTAATGGCGACACATCTGGCACCAGCGTGCAGTTACAAATTGCTGTCCAGTATCAGGGTGGTGGCTACACGACCAAGATTGACGACACAATCAGCGGTCGCACGGCAGATGAATACCGCAAAGACTATTTGATTGAACTGGTACGGCCAAACCCGTCGGACATCATTGACATCAAGGTCACCCGCGTCACGGATGACAGCACCAATTCGCTGTTGACCAATGCTTTTCAATGGAGCAGCTACACCGAAATTATCGATGCAAAACTGACCTATGCAAACAGCGCACTGGTTGGCTTGCGTGTCGATGCTGAGCAGTTCAGCAGCATTCCAACCCGCAGTTACTTGGTCAAAGGCATCAAGGTTCGCATTCCAAGCGGAGTAACAGTTGATTCGGCAACTGGCCGCATTGTCTATCCAACCAACTTTGTCTGGGATGGCACGTTCGCAGCAGCCACCTGGACCTCATGCCCCGCGTGGATCCTGTGGGATTTGCTGACCAGCACCCGTTACGGATTTGGCAATCACATTGCTACAGCACAACTTGATAAGTGGGCATTTTTTGCCGCCAGCAAATACTCCAATGGTTTGGTTCCCGATGGTTTTGGCAATCTAGAAGCTCGATTTAGCTGCAATACTTCGATCCAAACTGCTGAAGAAGCGTACAAGCTGGTCAATGACCTGCTGTCAGTTATGCGCTGCCAAGCGTTCTGGAGCACTGGCAGTTTGACTATCGCACAGGATGCACCATCGGATCCGGTATACCTGTTCAATCAAGCGAACGTAACGCCCCAAGGTTTCAGTTACAGCGGCAGCAGTCTGAAGATTAGGCCCAACGTTGCGGTGGTCAGTTACCTCGATCTCAACCTACGGGACACGGCCTACGAGGTGGTCGAGGACACTGACGCCATTGCGAAGTACGGCGTAGTCAAGTCCGAAATCAGTGCCTTTGCCTGCACTAGCAGGGGCCAAGCCAACCGCATCGGCAAATGGCTGCTGTTCTCCGAGCGTTACGAGAAAGAGGTTTGCACCTTTGCCTCCAGCCTTGATGCCGGTCAGCAGGTACGGCCTGGGCAAATCATCTTGATCTCAGATCCAGTCCGTGCTGGATCACGCCGCGCTGGTCGCATTGCAGCCGCAACAACCACGGCAATTACGGTGGATGATTCTGCCAGCACTGACCTCAGCATTGAAGGTGGCTCAACACTGAGCGTGATTTTGCCCGATGGCACCGTGGAACAGCGGGAAGTGTCTACGGTTGTTGACAGGGTGATCACCTTGCAAACTGCGCTAAGTGATATACCCAACGCCAATAGTATCTGGATCCTTGAGAGTCCATCACTCCAAGCAACAACTTGGCGTGTCCTAAGCATCAATGAATCGGATGGCATCAATTACGGCATCACAGCCCTTGCGCACAATGAAAGCAAATACGGCTATATCGAAGACGGAACGCCGCTTGAATTTAGGGATATTACAAATCTTAATGAAATTCCAGCGCAGCCAAGTGAATTGGCAGTTATCAGCAGTGCCCAGTTTGGCGGTGAAACAAGTCCAGAGGTGCAATACGAACTCAATGGACGTATTGCCGTCAAGATTACTTTTGGTTGGTTTGCACCACAAGGCATTAAAAAGTTTCGCGTCAAGTATCGCTACGAGGATGACAACTTTACCACGGTTACAGTTCAAGGCACCACATTTGACATCCTTGATGCCAAGACTGGTAACTACCAAATTCAGGTAAGTAGCGTCAGTTCATCTGGCCTTTTGTTTAGCGAACCAGCACTTGCTGATTACACCGTGGCTGGTCTTGGCGCAGCGCCATCAGATGTGCAAACACTCAGCGCAATTGCCACTGGTGAGGATATGGTCATCCTTACTTGGAAGCAAGCATTAGAACTTGACGTGCAAGTTGGTGGCCGCGTCATCATTCGCCATGATCCACGAACTCTAGCTAATGCCGATTGGAACGGCAGCAATGATGTTGTTCAAGCTGTTGCTGGTAGCTCCACGCAAAAGCAAGTGCCGTTGCTACCTGGCACTTATTTGTTGAAATTTGAGGATTTTCTTGGTAATCGTTCAGGGATAGCAACCGGTGTTGAGGTGGTATTACCAGAACCAGAATCGCGTATTGCAGCAAAAGAATGGGCCGAGCAAGATCTAACTACACCATTCAGCGGAACAAAAACAAACTGTGCCTATGATGCTGGCGAAACAGCTCTTGTATTAACGCCTGATCTTTATGTTGCCCCTGACTATTGGGAAACAATTTACTGTATTGGCGACTGCGGTGCTGAATATCAATTCAAAGATACCTTTGACCTTGGCGACGTGTATGATTTCAGAATCAGGCGCTACATCGTCAGCCGTCCTCTTGTTTTTGCAACAACATTTGACAACATCAGTGGAAATTTTGATGATCAATCAGGATTTTTTGATGGTACGGTTGCGGACCAGAGCAATGTTGCAACGTATGTTCGCACTACGCCAGATGATCCAGCTGGATCACCAACATGGGGACCATGGACTGAGTTTGTCAGCGGCATGATCCGTGGTCGTGGCGTTCAAGTGAAAGCCATCTTCACTACCGATACAGAACTAATTGGCGTTGGCATTGACGAACTTGGAGCGGAATTGGAACTTACTCGGCGCGTAACCACCAGCCTGACCACGCAAACCAGCAGTGGCAGTGCCGTTACGTCCATTACATTCCCCAACGCTTTTTATAAAGCCGTAACCATTGGTGATCCGTACTACACGCTGCTGCCCAGCGTTGGGGTCACAGGTTTGGCCTTGGGCAGCAACGTGACAACGCATGTGACAAATATCAGCCGCACTGGGTTCAACGTTGAGTTCTTACAAGGCGGCAGCAGGCAGGTGGTAGACTTTACCTACAATGCCGTTGGCTACGGTCGCGCCCTCTAATGGCTCAATCTGATCAAGTCGTCCAAAACGCAACGTTCCCAAGCGTTCGCGCAGACATTAACGACAACCTTGCCGCGCTGTACAGCCAAAGCAGCGGTAATACCGCACCGACCGTAACCGTTGCATTTCAGCCGTGGGTTGATACCAGCAGCAGCCCGCCGGTAAAGAAAATACGAAACGGATCCAACACTGCTTGGATCACGGAAGGCATCATAGATCCGGCTGGTTTTAGCCCAAGTGGCATCCCAGCAGGTCAGATCATTTACGTTGGATTTTCATCGGCGCCAACTGGATACCTTAAAGCCAATGGGGCAGCAGTTAGCCGTTCAGTTTACGCCTCACTGTTTACCGCCATTGGAACCACGTTTGGCGTGGGTG